AAGGTGAAACTTTCGAAAGATCTTTGTACGCAATTCTAACACCATACATCTTAGCACTAGAGGGTTAATCAATGGCAGTCCCATTAAATACATTTAAAACAACAACCAAAGTTATCCCAGAAGGACCCATTATTGGTGATGAAGATGTTATGTATACCGTTCCTAACGGTATCACGGCTATTGTTTTGATGGCACAAGTTGCTAATATCGACACGGCGGAACATACCGTTACTTTCACGCATTACCATAACGAGGATTCTTTGACTACGGAACTTGCGAAAGACTTTCCTATCTATCCAAATGATGCAGCCGGTCTTCTCACGGGCAAGTTGATTGTTGAACAAGGGAATAAAATTCGATGTTCGGTTTCTCCGGGATCTGGATCTAACATGAAACTTGTATTAAGTTATCTGGAATCTTTAAATGGCTAAACGAATAGAACACATTAGCGGAAGGGTAAAATTAAGGTCATCTAGTGATCTTGATTCTAGCCGTTACACATATCTGTCACTTGATCAAGCAGAACCAAATCTTGGCGCGCCCGACTCGGCGGGTTCTCTGGTTATTTCTGCTCTTGACGGTACTAGGTCTTTTACAACCGCACCAACACTGAGTGGTTTATCCTTTCAGGTTGGTGGGTTAGACTCGGCTGACACATCTTCTCTATATTCTCTATTCATTAAAGGGAGCCCTCTCGACGGAACGATCGACAGTGTCGGATATCGTCGGTTAGACGGTAGTCTTTTCGAAGTTGATACGCTTGATACGGTTACTGGAAGAGGCAGTGTCACTTCTAATTCCATTCAGATCGGCACTCTTGTTGCTGATAGTGCATCTTTTTCTGGTGATTTGGTTGTTAGTGGCCAAGGGTCCTTTGCCGGTGATGTGGTTGTTAGTGGTAACCTGACCATAAATGGCACCGAAACAATACTGAACTCGACCACTCTTACGATCGACGATAAGAATATTGTTCTTGCAGATAACGCACCGAATGCTGCTGCCGCAGATAGCGCGGGTATTACTATTGCTGGTGCGAACGCACAATTCTTCTACAAATCGGGAACTGATACCTGGAACTTAAATAAGAAGACGGTCTTTGATTCAGATATAGATGTTGGAAACAAACTCTTTATTGGTAATGTAGATAGTCGTTCAACAACTTTATCCTTGTTCATTGATGAATCTACGGGTGAAGTCGTTGCCAGCGCATCGCCAGCGCTCGTGGCAGACACTGTAACGGTCGTTGACACTAACCTCGCTGAAGAACATCACCTATTATTTACACGGTCCTCATCGGGTGCTGACAGCGTAAACACCGATCTTAATCTGACATACAATGCAGGGTTGAATCGGCTGACATTGGGCCAATTAATTTTAAATGATCTTTCAAGTCAACCCACCGAAACTACCATCTTATCGATCGATGATAATAATGTAATTGGGTTTAGAGAACTAGCATCTATTTTAGGGACGGAAGTTGATACTCTCGATACGGTGACGACACGAGGCGACTCTACCGATAATGCTATTATAGTGAAAAAAATTACAACAACCGACAGTGCTTATGTTGGAACGGATCTTCAATTTGGAGGTCAATTCCTAGATGCTTCCGGCAGGAGACTCGTTATTTACGATTCTGCTGGCGCGATTCTTTGGGGTTAATAGGAGAAATTAATGGCATCACCATCATCACGACAAGGATTAATTGACTTCTGTTTGCGCAGACTCGGCGAACCTGTGCTCGAAATTAATGTTGATCCTGATCAAGTGGAAGATAAAGTTGATGATGCTATTCAGAAGTATCAGGAGTTTCATAGTGACGCTACTGTTCGCACATACTTAAAGTATCTGATTACTGCCGAAGATGTAGAAAACAAGTATGTTCCAATATCTTCTGATATCATATTTATTTCGAAAGTCTTCCCTTTCACGTCGACATACGGTTCGACGGGCAGTATGTTCGACATTCGTTATCAGATGTTTTTAAACAATATGGGCGACTTCATTAGTTTTGCAGGCGATCTTTCGTATTTGTTTCAAATGGAACAATACATGAGCATGATCGATATGCAGTTACATGGCAACCCTCAGGTTAAGTTTTCTCGTAGACAAAATCGTCTGTATATCTTTGGTGATTTTGAAGACAAAGATCTAAAGGCAGGCGACTATCTTGTTGCGGAAATCTATCAGACAATCAATCCCGATTCGCATACAAGTATCTACAACGACATGTTCATTAAGGATTATACAACAGCATTGATCAAACAACAATGGGGTGCGAACCTCAGCAAGTTTGAAGGGATGCAGTTGCCTGGAGGTGTTACACTGAATGGTCGACAGATCTTCGAAGACGCGACAGCAGATATTGAAAAACTCGAAGAAAAGTTGAGAGCCGAGCAAGAACTTCCTGTCGATTTCTTCGTAGGTTAGCATGGCAATTAATAGATATTTCACACAAGGCACTTCTCAAGAACAGAGGTTGTACGAAGATATAATCATAGAATCTTTGAAGATCTATGGTCAAGATGTCTATTACCTGCCTCGCGAGATAGTCAAACGAGACACGATTTTTAGTGATGACACAACCTCACGATTCGATGATGCTTATCGAATTGAGATGTACATTGAAAACATCGAAGGGTTTGATGGTGAAGGTGACCTTTTCTCAAAGTTTGGTGTAGAGATACGTGATGCCGCATCGTTCATTGTGGCGCGCCGAAGATGGAACAGCGCAATCTCATATTATGAGAACACTGACAATACCCCATTCTACCGACCACGAGAAGGTGATTTAATCTATCTGACGCTTTCTGATTCTTTCTTTGAAATCACAAAGGTCGAGACCGAGAATCCTTTCTACCAACTTAAGAATTTGCCTGTCTTTAGAATTCGTGCTGAACTCTTTGAATATAACGACGAAGACTTCGACACTGGTTTGGCACTAGATAATATTGAATCTAATCATGCTTACCAGAGACTACTCACATTTGATTTGGCTCAGACAAGCGGTAAGTTTGAGATCGGGGATACTCTCACACAAGAGAATCCGAACGGCTTTACGATTAGTGGCGATGTTGTTAAGATAGATGCGTCTGTATCATCACAGTATAAGGTGTGGGTTGCTCACGCGGGTGCTGACGATGGATTGTATCACAACTTTACNACATCATATACAATAACAAATCAAGATGGTGTTGGAGGCGTGCCTTCTAGTGAAAGTGAGGGAGATCTACAAGACGGTAATCAGAACGACGAGTTTGATACGGTTGCTACTGGTCTTCTTGATTTTTCTGAATCGAATCCGTTTGGAGATCCTGCATAATGTTCGGCACATATTTCTATCATCAAAGAATACGAAAAGCAGTCGCAGTTTTCGGTTCACTCTTCAATAACATTAATGTTGTGAGATCGAACTCGGCAGGTGACATTATCAGTCAGGTTAAGGTGCCTTTGTCATACGCACCTAAACGAGACTTTCTCGCCAGAATCGATGCGATGGATGATGGGGAACAAGCAGAACGACAGATTGCGATCAAACTTCCTCGGATGTCATTCGAAATACTTTCGATGAATTATGATCCGTCAAGACAACTTCCTAAGATGAACAAGTGTGTCACCTTTCCGGATAACCTTGACACAAGAGCACAATCAATATACACTCCTGTACCCTACACGATTGGTTTTCAGTTGAATGTGTATGCTAAATCACAGGACGATTCTTTACAGATTATAGAACAGATACTACCTTACTTCACACCTCAATACACAGTGACGGTCAAGCCTTTATCTGAGTTTGATACAAAAGAAGACACTCCCATATCATTGACGGGTCTTACTTTCAGTGACGATTACGATGGGCTTATCGANGCNCGAAGAACAATCATTTACACATTAGACTTCGAAATGAAGTTGAGTCTATTTAAAGAAGTCTCTTCGTCCAGCGCACTTATAACTCAAGCAAATGTTAACTTTTACGAATTGGGCACTACAGATATACTTGAGACTGTTACTGTCGAGACTTTTTCATCACAAGGTCTAGCAGGTAGTATCGCAGAAGACGGTACGATAACGAACACAAACTTTAAGATTAAGTACGCCCCTAGAAATGTTACTTCGTTAGAGATATCAACGAACCCTACAAACGGGGTGGCGACAACTGCTCTTACTGCGAACACCTCAACAACAACTGGTCGAATTATATCGACAGGGTCGTGGACATACACACCTAATGATGACTGGTATGGCACAGACACCTTTGTGGTTCAAGCGAATCTCACTGGAGGTGGTAGTGTAAGACAGACTGTTACCGTTGTAGTCTTTAGTAGAGACGACGCGATCGATCAAACATCAACTCTTGATTTATCTTTGGGTGATAACTTTGTTGATATTGTTGTATCTGCGAATGATCTGTTCGAATCTGATGATGTGTCATACGCTATTGCTGCTGGAGGATATCCAGAACATGGTTCTCTATCTGTAACAAATCAAAGTTCGGGCACTTTTAGATATACACCTGACAATGGATTCACAGGTACTGATCAGTTTACTTACAGGGCGACGGCTTCCGGTATCTCTGAAGCCGGTGTAGTTACTATCGTAGTAATATAGATAGTCTTATCATTTAACATAAATCAGTATAAATAAGTAAAAGGTTTTGAGGATATAAAACATGGCAACAGCAGGCGTTAAAATATCGAGTCTAAGGGAGTTAACTACTGCTGAAGACGCAGACTATATCGTCATCAACGATGTCAGCGCTTCGACGACCAAGAAGATTTCTCGTGCAAACTTTCTAAAAGATATTACTGGCGGCGGTGGCAGTTCATACACTGATGCAAATGTTGATACTCATTTAAATACCGGTTCAGCAAGTACTAACGAAGTATTAAGTTGGAACGGTTCAGATTATGACTGGGTAGCACAATCAGGTGGCGGTGGTACTGCTATTACTGTACAAGACGAAGGTTCAGCATTAGCAACAGCGGCTACAACTATTAACTTTGTAGGTTCAGGTGTTGTAGCGTCAGGAACAGGCGCAACTAAAACAATTACAATTAGCGGTGGCGGTGGTGGCGGTTCATTACCAAGTCGTACTTCCCCATCACAAGCAACATCTTCAATTGCTAACGGTGCGTCTGCTAACATTGACATCACAGGATTTAAAGGATACGCCTTATATACAATTACAACATCAGCCGCAGCTTGGGTAACACTCTATACAGACGGCGCGGCCCGAACAGCCGATGCTTCACGAGGCGAAGGTACTGATCCAACTCCAGATGCAGGTGTTATTGCTGAAGTAATTACAACAGGTGCTCAAACAGTAAGACTATCTCCTGGAACAATTGGTTATAATTTAGAATCAACACCAACAACAAATATTCCAGTTACAGTAAGAAATAAAAGTGGTAGTGGTGCAGTAATTACAGTTACCCTACAAATTCTACAATTAGAGGCTTAATTTAAAATGGAAGAATATATTGTCACTCTTCATAATAGAGAAGACTTAGACGATTTCTATAATGATATGGAAACGCCTGGTGGTGATCTTTATATTCCAGATCGATCAGTTGGCCTTCAATTGAGAAGGTCGATCAGTCGTAACACTCATTATATGCTCTATGATGAGGAAGTAGCAGTTCTCCGAAAAGATGAAAGAGTTCGAGGTGTCGTTTTAGCATCAGATATTGCAGCGTTGACTCAGCAGGATAATGGTTGGTCAGGCGCCGGAGATTACGAACGGACGAGTGGAAGCGCTACGAGCGATTTGCAATGGGGTATATACAGACACGTAGTTAGAGATAATCCATTGGCTGGTGAATGGGGTAGAGATGGCACGACAACCGCGACCGCAGATTTTACAGTCACTTCCTCTGGTAAAAATGTAGATGTTTTAGTCTTTGATGGTTTTTGCGAAAAAGACCACCCCGAACTTGCAGTAAACCCAGATGGAACGGGTGGCAGTCGAGTCAATCAATTCAATTGGTTTTCCCTCACAAATCAATTAGGATTTGGTACTAACGGAACATATGATTATAGCCATAGGGTCGGTGACGAAAGTGGCAGTAATCACGGCACCAGTGTAGGATCTGTGATGGCTGGAAATAGACTCGGGTGGGCAAGAGATGCTAACATCTTCAATCTTCGATCATACACTGGGCTGCAGCCAAATTACGGTGCAGATGGTGGGGATAGATTAACTCAAGCTAATTCATGGGACTATATTAGGGAATGGCATGCCACAAAAGCAGTTAATGCCGAAACAGGGAGAAGAAATCCTTTAGTGGTGAACTGTAGTTTTGGGCCTTCGGCGAAAAAATCTGATTACGCCGCTGCCGGTCGCGGCATTGAGTCCATGTCTTATAGAAACAGCGGTATTGCTAACTTCAATCCTGGCAGAGTTTTAACTGACAATGAACTTACTGCCCGAGGTGTAGCAGTATATGCGGCAACCGGCAATTGGTATGTCCAAATGAATATAGATGAACTGCCGACCGATTCAGGGTACGTTGCGTTGCAATCAGATGTCGAAGACGCACAGGCAGATGGCATCATCGTGGTCTGCTCGACTGGCAATGAGTTTATGCTTATGGTAAAGCCCGGAAATGTAGACTATGATAATATTGCATTTATTAGCCAAAGTGGTTCTCTTGTTGGTGGTATATATAGCAATCGGCCAGGTGCGAGCGCCAACGGTCAAGTAGTTCCAGAAACTATCTCCGTAGGCAATATCTCTTATGAGAAAAATGACAGAAAAAGATTAGATAGTAATTCTGGTGATCGCGTTGATATTTTTGCGGCTGGGACTGGAGTTCAAGCTGCTGTCAGAACCGGCGGGACAGCCACAGATCCGCGTAATGGAAGTTTTCAAATCAATAAAAGATATGGCACTAGCTTTTCTGCACCTAATGTTGCGGGAGTCGTCGCTCTTCTCTTAGAAAGCAATCCTAATATGACTCAAACAGAAGTTAAACAATGGCTAATAGACAACGCGTCTACCGACAAAATGTACGATACTGGAACTGTAGATATGTCTGATTACCTGAGTATTCATGGCGCACCAAATCGAATACTATATTGGAAAAATCAAAGACCAGAAACAGGAACGGCATTTCCAAAAGTTAATGCAAAAACTAGACCTACAAGTGGATTAGCGTATCCAAGGCCAAGAATAAGAAAGAGAGGTTAAACAATGGCTGGCGTAAAAATAACAGAATTACCGCAACTTTCAGCAACGCCTGATGATAATGATGTTGTTATTATTGTTGACACTGATCAGAACGTCACCAAGCGTATCACGATCCAAAATCTATTAGCGTCTACGGTAAGTGAAGACGAAGATATTGCAGCGCAGACTAGCACAAAGATATTTATTGCAGACGTTGATTCTGATGCTCCCTATTATCCGTTATTCGCATATAACACTCCAACCGCGAATGGAGAAGATTCGGTAAAAGCAGATACAAATTTTACATATAATCCAGGAACAAATGTTTTATCCGCCAATTTCTTTTCTGGTGATGGGTCTCTTCTAACCAATGTGACAGTAGACAGCGCTGAAAATGCGACAAATGCCTTGCTTGCAAATTATGCTACAAATGCTGGGCAGGCTCTCACAGCAGATAGTGCAACAATTGCAAGTAACGCACTACACGCCTTTACGGCAGACAGCGCAACAAATGCTACAAACGCCGTTCTTGCTGCGACTGCGACCCAGTCTTTGGGCGATTTAGATAACGTAATAGATTCCGACACAGGCGCAAGAGTTCTGGGTGATCTTACAGTTGATAGTGATTTACATGTGGGTGGCATTTTATACGGAGATGGCACTGGATTAACCGGTATAACTAGTACAGCGGTTACGACCGCGGCAGAAAAAACTGACGCTAAAGAGGTAGATTCGTCTGGTCTTCATTATCTTATGTTGAGAACCTTGTCGACTGGGTATGACAGTGTCAGTACAACTGGTGATCTGTCATATGATCCTGCAACAGCGGTATTGAGCGCCACATCTTTTCAAGGTGACGGGGCTAATTTAACCAATGTTTCTGCTGCCAATTCCGTTAATGCCAATAATGTTTTAGTTTCGACGGTAACGGACGATACACAGTATTACCTACACTTCGGAAGCGTTGCTTCTGGAAACGATAATGTAAATGTAAATACAGGATTGGTTTACAACCCATCTAGTAATAAACTGTCATCTTCAATCTTTTCGACACCGAATTGGGAAGTGTTTGAAGAAGCAGGTAAACTGTTATTTTCACAAGATGGTGTTAAAAAAATGCGACTCGATTCTTCGGGTAATCTTGCGATTACTGGTACTTTGACCGAAAGTGCGACACTATAAATATCGATAGCCGAAAACTTTGAGGAATTAAAATGGCAGATATAAAAATATCAGAATTACCATTACTGACGAACGTAGAAGATAGTGATTTTCTAGTTGTCAATGATGTGTCTTCGGCAACGACTAAAAAAATTACTCGCGAAAGATTTCTTTTTGGATTACCGTCCAACATAATAGATTCTGGGTCCAACGTAATTGTATCACAAGATGCGACAATTAACAACGATTTGATTGTTGGCGGTGATATAGATGCTACGGGTGATATCTCTTTTGGATCATTAACAGATGTTGTCGGAGGAATAATTGTTAATCGTTTTATTGGATCTGGAATTCAAAATCACGATAGTAACGGCGCGTTGCCTACTTCTGCCGCAGTTATTGACTATATTACCAACTCTCTTACTGTAAATTATAAGTTTACATTAGGCGTAAGTGGTAGTGATCATTATACATTCAGCGACCCAGATAACATTTGGTTTCCAACTATAGAGGACGATCCTGTATTATATTTGAGAAGAGGCGAAGTCTACACTTTCGTCAACAACTCAGGAGGCGGGCATCCACTTCAAATCCGTGACAGTGCCAGTGGTGTTGCATACAATACTGGGGTGACAAACAACGGAGCGGCAACAGGCAATGTGGTCTTCAAGGTCCCTATGAGTGCTCCTGCGACTTTGTATTATCGGTGTACTAATCACGCTGCCATGGGAAATACAATTAACATTGTATAGGGATTCGTATGCATAGAGGATTCCTCGATAAAGGTAGACGACATATCAATCTGCGAGAGATGCAGGTTGAGAATGTTTTGCCGGAACATTTTGGTCAATTCTACCCTAAGTTTATATCGCTTCTTACTCGGTATTATGAATGGCAGGATCAAAACAATCCGAATGAATTGTTACACCATTTGTTTTCCGCAAGAGATATTAATGAAACTGATATAAGCCTACTCTCCTTCATTGAGGATGAGTTTCTTTTGGGTGAAGCATACTTCGAAGGTTTTGGTGAAGAAGACTATGAGAAGAGAGCCGCCGCTAACTTTTCAAACCATCTCTTTAGATCTAAAGGTACGAAGTTCGCTATCGAGTGGTTCTTCAGATCGTTCTATGGTTTGGACTCTGAAGTGCTTTATCCAAAAGAAAATGTCTTCACATTAAATAATACAACTTCACAGATAGGACCAGATTCGTTACGATATCTTACGAACGATAAACTCTATCAAACCTTTGCGTTATTAGTTCGCGTGGGTGTTCCGCTTTCTAAGTGGAAAGATGTCTTTAAACTATTCGCACATCCTGCGGGTATGTATCTGGGCGCCGAAGTTTCGATTGACAATATAATCTCTGCGAGCGTTTCAGCTAAAATGCTGGACTCGGCGGCGACACAAAGACCAACGAGCGGGTTTACTCTCGTTCCAAACCCCACATCTATAGATGAAGGCGGGACAATTAATTTCACGGTAAATGCTACAAATCTACCCGAAGATCTTGGGTCAATTTACTATTATGTGAGTCATGGTACAACTTCAGATTCTGACTTTGTTGGTCCCATACCCTCATCAGACAGCGCGGCATACTTATCAATCAATGACAACAGTGGTGCGTTTTCTCTTGTAACAAAAATAGACGATCGTGAAACCGAAGGTCCTGAACAGTTTCAGGTTGTATTACGAGATCCTGGCGGTAGAATCCAAAATTCTTCTACAATAACAATTAATGATGTTGTGTCTGTCTATAGTCTGGTGCCTAGTTCATCTTTAGTTAGTGAAGGAACATCAGTATTATTTACAGCAACAGGGACAAATGTTCCTACTGACGGTACTACACTGTATTACTATGTTGAACACATCACTACAGACAGTAACGACTTCTCTGTTGCTCCTCCAGATTCGGCCGCCCCGTTACCTTTTTCGATTGTCGATAATGTCGGTTCTTTTTCTTTAACGCCTGTTGCCGACGGGGACTTATCCGATTCCGGTGAACAGTTTAAAGTAATAATACAAACCTTCGACGGTATTGACAAAGACTCGGCTGTCGTGACAGTTGCTAACACAGCACCTGTTTTCAGTGTGGCAGCGATCGGAACGATTGTAGAAGGTAATAACCTTACAGCATCCATTACTGCTGACACAAATGCTATTGGTGATACTTTAAGTTGGAGTATAACAGGTTCAGCAGCCAGCGACGGAAGATTGTCATCTACTTCTGGATCTACTGTTCTGACTTCGACCAGTCAAGATGTTGTGGTCGCAGTCTCGTCTAACGATGCTTATGTCGGACCAGTGAACGGTACTTTCTCAATCACAAACGCTAATTACAATCCTGACCTTACTACAACAAGTGCGTTTGTGATTACAGATGAACCTGTTTCCGCCTCGATTGTAATGAATCCATCAACTGGGCAAGAGGGTGGTTCTGCCACATTCGACTTAACAGGTCGAAATATTCAAGATGGTACATACTATTTTTATATTGAAAATATTACCACCGAGAACGCAGATTTTACTGTAACGCCTCCCGGAAACGCTTCACGAGAATCTGTTGTTGTATCGAGTAATTCTGGAACGACTCAGTCAGTTACCTTTTCTAGTAACGGTGATACTGTCGATCAAAGTTTTTCTGCATTTATGTACGATCAAGCAACAGGCGGCAACTTGGTTGCGTCTGGAACTTTCACTATTGTAGCGCTTGGATATAATATTTTTGAGTCAGTCACTTCAGTCAATGAAGGTGGTTCTGTCACATTTACATTTGAGGTTACGGGGGGCTCTGATGGGACATATTATTACTGGATTGATCCTAACACAGGAATAACATCAAGCGACTTCTCTTCTGGATGGTCGTCATCCGCGAGCAGAGTTTCGTTTGTTGTATCGGGAACCACGGGATCGTTCACTGTGATGTTAGCACCAGATAGAACTTTTGAAGGCACCGAATCATTTACAGTAAAAGTGTCATCAGGAGCAAGCACAGGTGCTGTTATCGAATCTAATACGATTACTGTCACCGACACTTCTGCTCAAGATTATACGATGTCAATTCCTACGATTACTGAGGGTTCAGATTTAATAGTCAACGTCAGTGCAGACGCAGGGTCATCCGAAGTATTATATTTCGAAATCTCTGGAACTGCGGCATCCAAGTTTAGTTCAACACAGTATACACATAGTTTTTACACTGCGCAGGCTACAGGGTTGTCACCGTTCTCTGTAAACTTAGGAACATCGTCGACAAACACAACTTACGAAGGCAACCCAACAGGGACTGTCACTCTATCAAGGGGTGGGTATGTCGGTGGTGGCGGTACTCTAATTACATCAACGACCTTTATTGTCCAAGACGCTACATCCACATTTACTTTAACGGCAGACACGACAACACCAAGCGAAGGCGGCACGATCAACTTCACTGTTGGTGGTACGAACATCGCTAACGGAACATATTATCGTCGTATCACCGATATTATTGCAGCGGCAACAACGCAGACCATACCATCGGGTGTTTCTAGTCTTCAGTTAGCGGATACTTCTGGTATTACTACAGGCATGGAAACAAACACAGGTGCTGTCACAGGAACAGTAACCTACGTTGATACGACTACTGTCACGATGAGCAATGGAGTATCAAGTGAGGTTTCTAGTGGAACAACTTTACAGTTTGCTAACCCGAGTGTGTTTGAAGATTTCTCAAGTGGGTCTTCAGGTACTGTAAATGTAACATCGAATGCTGGAGCATTCGCTCTTGTTACTGCGACT